GGAGACCCGCAGAACAACAAATAGACATCACAACAGGAGGGGATAAACTACACAATCCCGATAATAATATTATTGTGGAAATTATCCAACCCAAAAAAGAAACTGATGAAGATACAAGCAACTAAAATATTTGCTGATATTAACACCGCAGTTCAGGAGGGTAAAAGGTATATCTTTTTAAGGGGTTCGTCCCGTTCAAGTAAGACAACATCTGCGGTTCAATACCTCATCGTAGAAGCACTTAAAAAACCCAACATATCAATCACCATAGCTCGTATGACCCAAGTGTCTATCAAGAATACTATTATGGTAGATTTCTTGGAGATATTAGAACAGATGGATATTCTACATTCAGGTAAGTTAAACAAGGTTGATATGACCTATACATTCCCAAATGGTAGTGTGATAAGGTTTGTGGGACTTGACGACACCACAGGTCGTTTAAGGGGTCTTAAATCAACAATCGTGTTAGTAGATGAATACAACACAATAGACAGAAATAGTTTCGTTCAATTAGACATACGAACCGAACGATACATCATCTGCTGCTACAACCCTGAAGTAGAAGAGGACTTTTGGGGATTTGATTACGAAAAGAAAGAAAACTCATCTTTATTTATATCTTCTTGGAGAGACAATCCATTTTTATCACAAGAAATTATTAACTCAATTATGGAGTTAAAAGATATAGATTATGACCTATGGCAAATCTATAGTGAGGGTAAGTTAGTCCCCCCTCGTGAAAAGATTTACATACAACCCCAAACATTTTCAGGGACACCATCAAACATCAAATCAACATACATAGGAATTGACTTCGGGTATGGAGCTGACCCCTGTGCTGTAATCAGGGTAGATGTTTCAAGTGATAATAAAATCTATGCTACGGAATTGTTATACGAACACGGACTTACCAATCAGGACTTAATATTCAGGTTGAATGAATTAGGTGTATCCAAATCGTTAGACATCATCGGGGATAGTAGCGAACCCAAATCTATTGAAGAAATCCGTAGAGCTGGTTTCAAAATAAGAGGGGTTAAAAAAGGTGATGGTTCAGTATTATTTGGGATACAGAAATTACGAACCTTTAAGATATTTGTTAATGAATTATCAACCAACCTAATCACAGAGTTCAAGGGGTATAAGTTCAAGAGGGACAGAAGTGGTCGTCTTACATCAACCCCCGAAGGTGCAGACCACCTTTTAGATTGTTTAAGGTATTGTGTAATGGAGTTCGTAGATAAACCCAAACCATCATATTCATTTAGATAATGGCAAAATCAAAATCAACCACAAACATCAAAACTTACCGAGTGAAACCAAAAAGGAAAAGACCTGGTATTCACGCAAAAACTAAAACCTCATCACACAAACATTCCAAGAGGTATGTTAAAGTGTCTGTCGGGCAGGGGTAAAAATATTTATTATTATGAAAATACAAATTGGCGAAACAGATTATCCTGTAAGGGACTTAACGATTGAGCAATACCTCGCACTCAAAGATGTTGATGATATTAGTGATATTGACTTTGTATGTTTGATGACGGGAGCTCCAAAGGACTTACTAAAAAAGGTTAGGGTTCAAGACCTTTTATTTGCCGTTAGATACTTGAAGAATGAAGTAGCATACCAAGATGAGATGTCCGCTTTGGAAATGGTATTGGAAATAAATGGGACACGATACGGACTGATTAAACCAAGTGAAATGACCTTTGATGAGTTCGTTAATTTGGAAATCTTTATGGCGGAAAAACCCCTTGATTTACCGAAAATAGCAACCCATCTATACAGACCCCTCAAGGACGATTTCATCGGTGAAAAACGAAACCTTGTGGAGTATGATTTGACTGAATGTATGGATAGAATACCAGAGTTCAAAAAACACTTTCCAATTAAAAAACTGATGTCGGCGCTTTTTTTTTTAATAACTTTCGGCAAAACACTTACCGACAATTTGCTAGAGTTTATGGAGACGACGAAGACCGAAGGGAAAACTCAAAACACGACGAACGAACCCCCCAAGAAATACAACAAAGCGTAATTGACTTTTATTACTCAACTTTGATGTTCGCATCAGGTGAGGACTTATTAAAAGTGGAGGGGATTGGAAGACAGAACATATACGCAGTTTTACAATTTATAGCGTATAAAATTGATAAAGAAGACAGATATAGAAGAGCACAAGAAAAAGCTGTCGGGTAAAAATATATTTATGAAAAAATACGAAGATGACCTATAAAGATTTAATGACCCTCTTTGAAGCGTTCGCAGTTCAACACCCATTCTTAAAGGGACACTTTAGTTGGGGTAATATGAGTGATTACCAAAGAAACGAGTATAAGCAAAAATACCCCGCAATACACTTCGTTCCTATCACAAGTTCATTACAAGACACCGCAACATACTTCACCTTTTCTATGTTGATATTTGATATAAATAACGAGTGGGCAGATATGTCCCCTAATTCAAACCAGTTGGATAGTTTGTCTATGTGCCACGAGATACTAAACGACTTCTATAACTGGTTTATCAACCAAATCAACAACAGGGATTTCTATTTGGAAAGTCCCCTACAATTCACTCCCTTCCTTGATAATTGGAAAGAAGATGTCGTAGGTATAGAAAGCACCATAACGATTATCAGTCAGCAGACCGCTTGTATTCCCCCACTTAATTAAAGATGGAAGAAGAGTTTTTGAATGCGTTTGGTGAGTTTATCAAATTGAGGGTTCGTAAGCAAATTAAGACCCCTCAAGCTCGTTATACGAAGTTGGGTAAAATACCAAAACAACCCCCGACATACAATACCTACGCATCAGGAAAACTCTACAGAAGTGTTGATTACCGAGTGATAGATGGATTGATTTATCTGTTTATGGAGGACTACGGAATTGATTATGTCTTTAACGATTTACTTGACGAACAAGCGGGGTCTTGGCCTGGACAAGGTAGGTTTTATCCCGACAGAAGAAGACCTGAAGAAAAACAAAACAAAAGTGCTTTATTGGACGCACTTATGAAGTGGATTGTGAATAAAAAAATACCAACCACAAATGTTAAGGGAATGGCATTCGCAGTTAGAAAGAATATGTTTAAGGCAGGTTGGGCAGGAATACCACTCTTCACCCCACAGGTCAATAGGGACATCTTTGGAGAAGCAGAACGATTACTTGGACTACCCGAGTATGAAGGGTTTGTAATAAACGATATATTAGACAGATTTACACTATTGAGTAAATCAAGTGCCCAATTTAATTTAGGATTAGATTTATGATTACATTTCAATCACAACCGAATACGATAGAACCAGTTTATAGTAATTTGGTATTTCAATTTACATCAACTGCTGCGACAGACCCATCACTTTACCGATATAGATATGTGGTAGATGTATTCACACAAGACGGGTCAGTAGCACAACTGAAAATCACCCCTTCAACTGAAGGTTGGGGGCAGTGTGATTTATCCCCAATTTTAATGAATTACACACACTCAAAACCTGTGAATGTAGGTTGTAGTGGAGCAACACCTCTACACCAATCAGCGTGGGGTGTATTGAGTGATAATATGATTAACTACTCCATTATGGTTGGTGAGGAATACGCAACATCACCGACGGGAACACTTACCCTTTACGATGGTGATGGTAATGTCGGTGTCCCTGTGGTTAGAAGTAATGTTTGTTTCGCATACAACGGAGTAAAGGAATGGTTTAACGGGAAGAATTACAACTTCAATCCGTTCTTACTTACAGGTTCAACAACCTTCAACTCGGGTGTGGATAGATTTATGACTAACTCCCCAAGAAGTAGATGGATTAGAACGGGGGACTATATGACTTTGGCAGCTCTTAACTGGTTTGATGTTGAGGGTGATGTTAATTCAAGACAGGTCTATTCCGCAGTATTCAAGTTTTACGATGAAGGTAATAATCTTATTCAAACATCACGAACCTATAATGTGGCGAGTTTGTGTGGGACAAGACCATTCTGTAATTACTACGACCACTTTTGGACGAACCCAACGAACTTCGCAGAGGAACAGGTAATCTACTTGGGTGTTGGTGTCCCTAATATCACAGCACACGGAATAGTGTATCCTGATGATGTAAAATACTACTCCGTTGAGTTAGAAGCAACCCTTAACCAACCAACCCCACCTGACCCTGAAATTGATGAGTTTGATGGGTGTTCTTGTTGGAACTTTGATGTGGAAAACCAAAGTTTAGAAGCACAACTAATTTTTAGTTATTTGGATTGTTTGGGGGTAGAACAAACTTTGACTTTGAACCCTGAAACATTCGGTAATTTCTGTGCTTGCCAAAACTCATTAAGTTTCACGGGGAACACTCCATATTCATTTACGGGAGTAAGTGAGTGTGATGCGTGTGTTTGTAAGACCTATCGTGTGGTAAATGCTGACCCTGATTATCCAGCAATTTTTGATTATACTTCTTGTAGTGGTTCAACAGAAACGGGTTCAGTTCCCCCTGATGATTATGTTGATGTATGTGCTTGTGAGGGTTCGGTAGAAGCTGGTGAAATGTCTGTTATTCTACAGGGTGATTGTCCTTTACCATTTAGTGCGGATTGTAGAAGTTATGGTGTATCATACTCCGCAGCGACCATATATCAATACACATATACGGGTTGTTGTGGAACGGAACAGACGATAAATCTTCCTCCTGGTGTATCAACGATTTTGAAAATCAATTATCCCGCACCAACACCTCCAGGAATTACTGCGGTGTTATTGGGTTCAACTACACCTGACCCCTGCCCACCAACACCTCAACCTGTCCCATCTTATACCGCAGATACAGGAACAGCAATCGTCGGTAGAAACCTATGTGATAATACCCTAATTTATTTCTTGTATTCAGGTGATACAATTTCTGTGGGTCAATACGTTAACTACGAATACGAACCTTACGAGTTTGTAAGTATCGGTGGTGGAGGATTAGTCCCGTTGAATGTCCCCTATATTTTCAATAGTGAGGAACAGGTATTATCTGCGTTCCCTTGTCCTAATTTCACGGGAAACACTTGTTTAGATACAACAATTATTAGCGAACCATTCTACTTCTATCTGGACGGGGAATGCTCATCAGGAGACAGGTTAATTTACTTTATGAGTAAGTTTGGAACTTGGGAAACATACAACTTTAGAGCGAGGGAAGATGTGGGTTATTCTACCAACAAATCGGTATTACAGACCGCACCTGAACTTTATAGTGAAGGTTGGAATACACCATCATATAACGGGTGGAATAGTCAAAGACGAGTATGGTATAACAAGGTTGTAAAATCGGGTGTCTTATACACGGACTATATGCCACAAGGAGAAATGTTGTGGTTGAGTGAGGAGTTATTCCAATCCCCTTCTGTGTATATGGTAAATGATGAAGGTTATTTAGAACCAATCGTAATAACAAATACGGAGGTTGTAATGCCGAATTACCAAATCAATTCAAACAAATACCAAATCAGTATTGAATATAAATCATCTTACGATACGATAAGACAAAACGAAGAATAATATGGTAGAATTGTGGCTTCAATCAAACATCACGAATGACTGGGTTTCGGTAGATGTGGATATTTCGTTGTCTATTTCCTTGAATAAAAGTTTTGAGGAAATACAAGATTTTACAACAAGAAAATCCAACTACACAAAGACATTTACAATCCCCCAAACCAAAAGAAACAACGACTTTTTTAAGAGTTGTTTTATGGTTAATAGTTCAAACTTCCAAGACGCAATCGTCGTAAATGGTGTTGTTAAATACGGAGGGGCTGATGTATTCAACGGACAGCTACGATTAAACAAAATCATCAACGAAAGTGAGGGTGGGACATACGAGGTCTTTATGACTGAAACCTTACCTGAACTTTCAATATCACTCGGGGAGGTTAAACTTACCGAACTTGACTTTTCAGGTTTAACACACGAACTCAACTACGACACGATAGTTTCTACTTGGAGTTATACGGGTGGTTCATATTCAAACTATACGGGTATTACAGGGACATTACTATACCCACTTGGTTTCTACGGATACGACAATACCCAATACTATAGTGAGTTCATTTCAGGGGCATCAGGTTTCACCAATTCTGCTTACCCCTTGGCTGTAGAACAATTTGCGTTATGGGTGAATGCGAAATATCTGTTAGACCAAATGTTTAATAAAATTGGTTTCACATACGAAAGTGATTTTTTTAATAGTGATTATTTTACAGGTCTATTTGTATTAGCTAAAAATAATGATTTGATGGGTGTAAGAACCGCAACTGGTAATACAGACAACATAAATGTTTTTAGAGCAGAGGACAACAAAACATACATAGATTTACCTGATGGAAACTACAATACAAATTACTTCAAAGGTTTCATTCTTCGTAATGAATTGAATGACCCGTTAAACATATTTTCCCCCTCTATATCATTTCAAAATAGAGGACACTTCTTTACCACCGCAGTATCGGGGGAGTATAAGTTCAAGTTTGGATTTACCGCATCGGTAAGATATTCATACCTACCAGCAACCTATCTTAACATCGCAGTTAAAGATGTTGATGACGGGACAATCTATACACAGGTTCAAGGATTACCGATTTTCAATTTATCAAGTCCAACCAGTTATGGTGATTTCTACCTGAACGCAACCATACCCGCTGGTCGTAGAGTTGCGATGTATTACTCAAGACAAGATACAGGTGGAGACCCCGACGCAGAGTTATACTTCCAATCTGCGTATTGGGAGTTATGGACTTCACCAATTCTGTTAGCAGCAAATAATGTTTTATTACAAGACAACCTACCAAAACAAACTTCGTGTTTGGACTATTTTAAGGGTCTTATACAACACTTTAACCTTGTGGTAATACCTACGGGTTCAAACTCCGTTTTTGTTGAAACTTGGAACGATTATTTCAGTTCTGGTAGAGTATTGGAATGGAGCCAGAAATTAGACATATCAAGTCCCTATAGTTTAGAACCGACAAACACATTACAGAAAGAATACATATTGGAGTTCAAGGATAGTGATGATGCGTTGTGTTTTCTTAACAAACAAAGTCAAAACCAACAATTCGGGACTTACAGATATATTGATACTGCCCCCTTCCATACGGGTATAATAACACAGACATCGGTATTTGAACCATTACCGATTTCCACATTTGATAATCAAACAGAAAGTAATATCCTCATTCCACACATATACACATTAAACAAGGGAGGAGAAAGTCCTGAAAATATCCACACACCACTCGGTAGTGAAATGAGGTTGGGTTGGTATTTGGGAATGTTGGACGCATCCATCAACGAAATACCTGTGAATATCTATATCCTTTCGGGAAACTCACCGATGGCTCATTCAACATACCCCGCAGTATCACACCTATCATCTTACGAATATTCAGCATCTACCTTTAGTGATTTGAACTATGGTAATCAGTATGACTTCTGGCAGAAACCAAATAACTCCTATGTGGGTTATACCTTCCACGATGTATTCCACGATTTTTGGGACGGAAGATTTGCTCAATTATACGAACCTGATGTAAAAATATTTGAGGGTAGTTTCAAACTTACACCTGAAGAAATTAAGGACATTCAGTTCAACGATAAAGTATATTTCCAAGAGGCATATTGGAGGTTGTATGAAATGACCGATGCGGACATCACAGACCTATCTTTGACTAAATGTAAGTTCATTAAATTACCTTACGATTTAATACCTAACGAACTTATACCCCCAACTTACGAACAGAGTGTAGCACCGATTGTCCCAATACCGACAGGAACAACTTATCCACATTTGTTCTACCAATATGTTAAGATCACGAACCTCTGTGGTGAAGTGGCACTCATCAATCAATACTGGTCTAATTGTTCGGTAATTAGTGCGGGTTGTTCTTTATGGACGGACAACACATCTACCACTTTTGTTAGTGAGGGGACACTCCTAAAGCAATCAGGTAGTAATACTATTTATCAGGTAATAGAATATGGTATTCTAACCAATCTAACCAGTTGTTAATAGAAGAAAAATATGGCTAAAGAAATAGCGTTAAGTATCAAGGTAAATGTTAATGGGACTGAAAAAGTCGTATCCAATATCCAACAAACAGAAGAAGCTGTAAAGGCATTAAGAGAGGAACTGGCAACCACCTCCTATGGTAGTGATAGATTTAACAAGATTTCTGCTGACCTTCAAAAACTTCGTGCTCAATTAGAAAATGTTGATAAAGCGACAGAGGGTCTTGGTATGGAGAAACGACTTCGTGCCATCAACGACGCAACCAATCTACTTACAGGTTCATTTTCTTTATTAACGGGTGCTTTAACTCTGGCAGCAGCAAACGAAGAGGATTTATTAAAAGTTCAACAAGCGGAGGCTAAGGCGATGGCTGCGGTCAATATCGTATTGGGTGCTCGTGCCATTAGTGAGGGTTTATTGGAGAGTAGGGTTCTTCGTCGTGAAGCAGCTGAAAAGTTGTCTATGATTACCAGTAAAGTTTATATCGCAACCGCTAAAGGAATATCCGCTGCTTTGAATAGTGTAGGTATTTCTGCTGGTGTCGCATCAACGGGAGTTAGGGTATTAACATCAGCACTTGCTGCGTTGGGTATTCCTGCGTTGATTGCGGGTCTTGGATTGTTATACGAATACCTTACCGATGTAAATGACGAGTTTGAAAACAAAGCACCCCTTGACGCAAAGGAATATTACGATGAGGTTAAAAAGAGTATTGATGAGTTAAACTCCGCAAACCAAATCAGGTTAGACAATTTCAAAGCATCGGGTGCTGATGAAAAAAGTGTATTAGAACAAAACCTCGCAAATACAAAAGCGGTATATGGTAAGTTAGAACAGGAGAGTAAAGATTTGTGGGACGCATACGCACGAGCAACGGGGGAAGCGGCAAGAAACGAAGACCAATACTTTTCAAAGTCAAAAACAAAATACCTGAACCAAGCGAAACAGATTAAAGAAAATATCAACAAGATTACTCAAGATTTAATCAAAGCGGATACAGATAGAAAAAATGCTCAAAGTGATTTAACTAATTTTGAAAAGAAACAAGAGGAAGAGAGAGTTAAAAAAGCTAAAGAAACTGCTGAAAAACTTAAACAAATCAAACTAAAAGAAATTAGTGATAGATTGGCAGCTCAATTAAAATATGTTGAATATTTGAAGGAATTAGGTAGTGAAGAAGTTAAGGTAGATGCTGAAGTAATTGAAAGAGTTAAAAAGATAATTGACGACCAAAATGCCTTACTTGAACTCCGTGCCGAAAACGCAAAATCCGCAAGAGAAAAATTAGAAGAACAACTCCAAATTGATATATTCAAGGTCATTCCAAAGGAAGACGAAAGGAAGTTATTTTTAGATAGTTTTCTATCTGTATTCAACATTCTTAATAAAGAGTTTGAAAAGGGTAATGCTAAACTTGTTGAGGGTGGAAATAAGACATTAGAACAATTTGTAGAATTAGCCATTGAAATTGAAAAATCAAATCCAATTTATGCAATTGGTGGTAGTGATGCTCTTAATGCATTAGAACAATATTCAAATAATACGAAAAGAATTAGTGAAATTAACGATTTATTAAAAGGTAGTTTTGTCGGTATTGATGGTGCTTTAAAAAAGACAACACTAACCAAAGAGTTAGAAAAATTACAAATGGCACAGAAAGGATTATTCACCGATGAGGCAAGAAAATCTTTAACGGATTATTTCAATTTATTCAACAAATATAGTGAGGAATTGTCGGGTAAGAATATTGAAAAATTATTTAAAATTCAAATTGACGAAACCCAAGCATTAAACGCTATTAAAAATATCGTAAATCAATCACAACAGATTTTAGAAAATGAAACCTTACTACCCGCTGATGTCCCCCGTGTTTTGAAAGACAGGGTGTTAGATGAGTTCAAAACATTAGGGTTAGAATATAAGAAATTACAAGATGGTTTTACTGATGTGCAGAAAGCAGAAGTTGATGCTTACAATAAGAAACTTGACGAACTGGCGAATGTATTTGTTCTATTGGGTGAAAAGTCGGCGAACACCAGAATTGATGTAAAAGCAGTTGGTGAGGAATTAAAAATATTAACTGAAATAAGTGCGGAAAATGAGGCACAATTAAAAAGACAGGGTAAAGCATTTGGTGAGGTATTAGACCTAAACGCCGCCGAGTTTGAAAATGCTGTTAAGAAGATTAGAACAACCGCAGCTGAAAGTCCTGAAGCATTTACCGAGTTTGTAAATGACCTTATTAACAACACAGGTAGGGTTCAAGAAGTAGTTGATGAAACGGGTAATGTTGTGGTAAAAGGAGTTGAAGGAATAAGGGACAAATACCTAAAAGTATTATCACCTGAACGATTGGTTAAACTTCTTCAAGAGGGGGCAAAGGGTCTTAAGGATATTAACTTTGAAACCGAAAAAGACATTACAGATTTAATAACAAATCTTACCCAATTAGAATTACAATTAGGGGATAGTATCACAACTACCTTACAGAACATAGACGGGACTACAGAGGTCGTGGGTAGTGGTTATGCGTCGTTTGTTGATATTATTGATGAGTTAAAAAAGAAGTTAAAAGAACTACAAGAGGAGACCAAGAAAACAGGTAAGAGTTTTGAGGAAACTTTTAGTGAAAGTAAGTTCAAGAAAATAGCGGATATTATCCTCACATTATTCACAGATATATCTAATAGAATTAGTGAAGTATCGGGACAACAGAGTAGTTTAATGTTGGAGAAATTAGCATACGAACAGGAAGCTACTTTGGCTATTATTGGTGAGGCTAATACTGAAAACAAAAAGGAGAACGAAAAGATTGCTAAAGAAAGAGCTAAAATTGATAAACAATACGCTAAAGAAAAGTTTGATATAGAGAAAAAAGTGAGGGTTCAGGAATTACAATTTGGACTTGCGAACGCAATATCACAATCCGCACAGGCGATAATCAACGCATACGCCACCTTACCCGTGGCAGCAGCAATTCCTTACTCTTTGGTATTGGCGGGTATTACAGCAGCACAGGTTGCGGTAATCAACGACCAAATCCAATTCACACAATCTAAAACCTTTATTGGAAGACGAGGTGGTCTTGTTATGGGTGATACACACGAAGACGGAGGTGTCCCCGCTTTACTTGAAGGTGGTGAGTTCGTGATGTCCCGTGCCGCTGTTGATACTTATGGTGATACACTTGGAATGATGAACTCGTCTGTGGGTGCGAGACCACTTGCGATTGACGATAGTAGAATAGTTCAAGCAATCGCAAAACAAAACACATCTACAAAAGTCCCACTTAAGACCTATGTTTTGTATAACGACATACAGAACACGGAAAAATTAAATAATAAAATTGAGCAATTAGCACGACTATAATATGAAAGTTTTTGAATTACTTATTGACGACGAAGACGAGGTTTCAGGTATAGAAAAATTGTCTATCGTAAAGTCCCCTGCGACACAGATGTCTTGGGAAATCTTCAACGATAAATTACCCTATCAGGAGTGTTTTATGGAAGAAGATATTAACCCCGAACTTTTGGAAATTGTGGATAAGTATGGTGTTGAAATAACACCTGAAATGTGGGGTGATGTTGAGGTTATGGATATTGAAGAATACAACCACAAGTTTTATTCTGTATCATCAACCCCCAACAGAAAAGACCCTCTAAACGACTTATCTTTGGATAGTATCACAAGATATATCTATGTGATTGATAGTGGTGCTGGAAGTGTCCTAAAACCTGAAAGCAGACAATTCTGTCGTAAGATGATTGGTGCTGGTCGTGTCTATTCAAGAGCAGACCTTGAGCGTATCAGTAATGAGATTGCCGCTGAACCGAATACCTTTAAGATTATTCCTCGTTCAAAGAACATTCCTGATGTTGATGTGTATAACTACAAGGGTGGCAAAAATTGCTATCATCGGTATAAGGCGTTGGTTTTCAACTTAAGAGAAAACGAAACTTACGACCAACTATTAGCTCGTATTCCAAGTCAAGCAGCTCGTGGAGTTGCTACTGCTGATGTTGTTTATGAGGGTAGTGATAGACCATTTTTAAGTGAGGCATTACACTACAATATGTCTTCACAAAACGAGTATAAACCAAACAATTTCTTTATGGGATTATTCTATTACCCGTCGGTAATGTCGGTGTTGGTAAATGAACCATCAGTTCGTCATTTCACCAAAGTTAAGTTTGATGAGTATGAAGGTTGGTGTCCTATGTATATCGGTGAAGAATACTTTGAGGGTAAAGCACAAGTCATAGATAGATTTGAGGTAAAAGAAAAGTTTGAAGTCCCCACCAAAGAAATACAGGAAATCGGTAAAAGGGTTGTTAATTGGACTGAAGAAAATGGTTGGGGTGATTGTGGAACAGCTGTGGGTAAAACTCGTGCATCGCAGTTGGCGAATGGTGAAAATCTGTCCCTTGAAACAATTACCAGAATGTATAGTTATTTGTCCCGTCATAAAGTAGATTTGGAAAGTTCAACAGAATACGGAGACGGGTGCGGAAAACTTATGTTTGATAGTTGGGGTGGCGAACCTGCGTTAGAATGGAGTAAGAGAATTATTGAACGAGCAGCCAATAAAGAACAAAACTTTTCTGTGGATAATTACAAGGGAGAAATTACCGCTGTGGTATTTGAACCTGATACATACATCTACAGATTTAGTGAGGGTAAATCCTACTATGTTTTTATGTCTAAAGAGACAATCAAGAAGGCGTTGATGAAGGTTTCAAGATTAAAAGAAATGGGTAAATTAACTAACTTTATTAACCTTGAGCATAGTGATTATACCTTCAACGCAGAAGATGTTTATACATACGAAAACTGGTTGGTATGTGATAATCCAAAGGAGGATAAGTCATATCAAATCTTCGGTAAGGAAATGAAACCTGGAACTTGGATTACCACCATCGCATTCAAGGATAAAGAAATCTTTGAGCAGTATGTTTTATCAAACGAAACTACGGGAATATCCCTTGAGGGTTTCTTTCAGGAAGTCCCATTTAATTTTGGTGATGTTTCCCGTGAAACTTTTATTGAACCAAGACCAGGTCAGTCCAAAGAAGATTATTTGAATGAGTGTATCCCCTATGTAATTAGTGAGGGTAAATCACAAGACGAGGCTGCTGGTAAATGTTATGGAATGTGGGAAGGTAGATTTGATGTTAATACATCAGGTATGACCCCCTATCTAAATCCTGATGAAAAGGACTTGGAAACCAAAGAGGTTTTTGACTTCATCGGTGATATTGGGGGAGCACCCGCATACACGACGGAAAGTGGTGCTGATAGTAAAGCAAAGGAGATGGGTTGTAGTGGAACACATTATATGGAGGGACAGGGATACTTTCCTTGTAAGACACATAAAGAGGCGACAGACCTATACCAGTCCCAAAAAATATACGAAATGGTCGTAGAAGTGATGAAACACTATAAACAATAAACTTTATGGATATATTTATCTAACAAATAAACAAAATAATTTCAATTATGACTAAAGACGAAATCTTATACAAAGTTGCTGAACTTGTAGGTATTAAGTTTTCTACAGCTAAAAAAGTTGAGTTTAACGAGGTTGAACTTGAAGGTGGTGCTATTATCACAAACCAAAAACCAGATACGGATTTTGTGGTTGGTGATACTATCTACCTTGTTAATGACGACCAAACTTATTCAATCGTGGGAGCTGGAACTTGGAAGTTTCTTGATGGTGAAAAAATCTTTGAAACTGACGAGGAAGGAAAATTGGTTTCTATCAAAAGTGGTGAAGAGGCTGCTGACCCTATGGCGATTGCTGAAGAGGTTAATGATGCCGCTGAAACTTTTGAAGTAGAAACCGAAGATACAGACAGCAAAATTGTTGATGCTATTATTGAGGCGTTGATGCCTATGGTAGAAGAAATGAAAAAAATGAAGGAAGAAATGGGTAATCTTAAAAAGGATTACGAGACCTTCAAACAATCGGGAACACACAACCCATTAAAAGACGATAAAATCGTTTCTAATGCATTTTCTAACGACGAGAGATATGAAGTATTCAAGGCGTTAAAAGAAGCGAAGAGACGAAAATAAACTATTTATTAACAAAATTAAACAACATTAAAATTATGAAAAAATATTCTTTTGATTTTAATACTGCTGGAATGGTAGATTTTTTAAATGCTAACGCAGAACTCCTACTCCACCGCATCGTTATGGATACAACCGAGGCGCAGTATATGAAAGTTTTACCAGGAATTAAGTATGGCGAATTGGTGCCTGTGTTTGAAACAGGTGCTATTGACGGCATCGCTACTTTGGGTAATGGTTGTGGTGAGTTTTCAACTGGAACTGGAACTACAATTACTATGACTGAAGTAGAATTAAAAGTCGCATCTTACCAAATTGAGAAATCTTGGTGTGAGGCAGACCTAAACAATACAATTATGTCTGTTCGTTTGCGTCCAGGTTCATACGGCGAAGAAGTCGGTGGTGGATTTGAGCAAGCAATTATGGACGATGTATCTAAAAAGGCGAATGTATTTGCTTCAAGAAAGATTTGGGGAGCTACGACTGCGGTTGAAGGCACATCAGGTATTATTGAGCAACTCCAATCAGTCGCTATTTCAGGTTCAGTAGTGAATGTTTCCTACACAGCAATTACAGCAAATGCTGCGGGTGTTGAAGTGGTAAATCAGTATGTATTAAACTTACCTGACCCTCTAAAAACTATCCCAACTATTCTTTGGTTAAATCACGGAGATTTTCAGGCTTACCAACTTGCTTTAGTAGCGGCTAACCTTTATCACTTTGACCCTATCCAATTAGCAAACGGACAGATGGCTATTCGTGTTCCTTTCACCAATACTATCGCGGTTTCTTGTGAAATTGGTGCTGTAGGTTCTTACGCAGTAGTTTCTAACTACGACAACCTACTTTTAGGAACGGATTTATTGAGCGATATTACTTCACCGATTAGCTGGTATAGCCAGGATTTCGGGACTTACAGAATGAAGCTCGTAATGAAGATTGGCAGCGCAGTAGCTTTCGGTAATCAGGTAGTTTTCGCATCCTAATCTTTAACAGAATAAACACTTACAAATTAACAAAAATATATTAAAATTATGGCTTCAAATTGCGTAGTTCAACAAGGCTTAAGTTTAGCATCTTGTAGTAATAATGTCCCTGGCATCAGTCAAATCTGGACTTTAACTTCTACTGGTGATACTGCTACTTTCGCAACAATTACTTATGGCACCACAGGTGCTACGAAGAATATGGTTTTGAGTGTAAGTGGTGCTTCAGCTGGTTTAGAGTTCAAACAAATAGACATCGTTAGAAACTCAAGTGCTGCTCTTAACGAGGACACTTCAATCAACTTGGAGAGTTTAGGTTTTACCTATAACACTCACCTCTTATTTACCATTCCAGGTATAACACAAAACCACACCGATTTATACGAACAATTAGTTCAATGCACAGAAAGTTATTTTATCGTTCTTCTTAAGACAGGTAAATACTTCTTGGCGGGACACGACGGAGGTATGTTTGTATCTTCAGCGTCAATCGGTTCGGGTTCGCTTCCTGGTGACCCTCAACTTTATTCATTAGACCTCGTGTCTAACGGAGCGTCAAGTGTTCCTGAAATGTATGTTCCTACTACATTAACAGCGTTCTTGGCAGGTTCAGGCATCACTATTGATAGTGAATAATACAAAACACTAATCAACAAATTAAGGGGGGATAAAACCCCCCTTTTTTTTAATATGAAATTGGAAGTCGTAGCAAATAATTTGCGATTAAAAAGAGGGAATACTTTTGTTAAAATAACAAGGTATATTATTACCAATTTAATATTAGATTTAAGAAACCCACAAGTTAAAATTGAAGTTGAATTATTCAAAGACGACTTACTTGTAGATACACGATATATTTATTTTAGTGAGACCACAGGTGAGGTTGATGTTGATAATCTAATAATTCAAACGAAAGAAATACTATCTAATGGCGAAATATAAATCACTACAAACGACATACCTTAATGGTGATGAGTTATTCAATTTTGGGGGATTTGTCCCACCTGTATTGTTTCCTGAAACTCAACCAATAACACCAACGCCGACGCCAACTCCGTCCATTACTCCAAGTTCTACACCAGGTTCAGTATCACCTACGCCAACGACAACACCCACCAATACATCTACACCGACTACAACGCCAACGACAACACCCACCAATACATCTACACCAACGCCATCACCAAGTCCTGTCGTTTATGATGAATACTTCGGTAGTGGTTCAACTGAAGCGAATGCTTGTGCTGCTGCGGAGACATTACAACTTTATTCTAATGAGCCATTCTTTAGTGTAGGACAATATCTTTATTATGATGCTGGTTTAACTAACCCTGTATCTGTGGTTGGTTATTTATCCGCAGGTGATGTTGTGTATTATTACGATACATTCTTGGGATTAGGTAATGCCGTATCGTGTCCTGCTCCAAGTCCAAGTCCAACGCCAACTCCGTCCATAACTCCAAGTAATACCCCAACTATTACTCCAAGTAATACCCCAACTATTACTCCAACTCCAAGTTCAACCCCAGTAACATTTACCGCAGAATATAACACAATTTTAGCAAGAGCGGCTACACTCGGTTATACAGCACCATCTTACGCACAAAAAGTATTACAAAATCAACTTATTATTGACCTTAAAAATGCTGGTTATTGGGCTAAACTTGGAAATATGTATATCTTCAAGGTTGATTTAACGGGTGGTGGTTCTTCGGCATTTACTCTATTGAACTGGATAAATCCGTCATTGACTACTTGTTCTTTACTCATTCACGCAGGGGGGGTGGTTTCACCAACACATACAACTCAAGGTTGGAGATTTACAAACGAAAACTATATGAGAATTGGAAACCAAATTAGTCAAGGGACAAATCCAATTTCAACAACAAGTGTTAGAAATAGTGAAGGGACTTATGTTGCTGATTTTGTTGCCAATTCTACAAGTGGAAGTAATGGTATTTGGGGAACAGATAATAACTCTTGGAACAGAGCATTTTACAATAATGTAAATAACCATCAAATATTTAGAGGGATTAGTTTAACAGATAGTTATGACTTTACTGGTCTTGGTTTCAAGTCAGCAACTATTGATGGAGTAATAACGGCAGATACAAACATCTATTTCCAAAATGGCGGAACACAAACACTCAAGACCAAAACTACAACTGATAGTGGCGTTGCTGGTGGTAGTTTGTATCTAAACTATATTGGAGCGGGAACAACAAATAGTTTCAGTTGGACTTCGGGTATGTGGTTTAGTGGAGCAGGTTTATCAGCCGCAGATATACCAGGTTTCCAAACCATCATTACAAATTATATGAACGCATAAGATGATATACATTCAACAGAACACAACCAACGAAATATTTGTAAATGTTAGTGAGTTTAAGACACTACCAACCCCCTATTATTTGTGGAGATTACAGAACGCACAGACAAGGGAAATTATATCATTTATACCTCAAAATATTACATCAACATATCCGTCGTTTTATGCTAACAAATATGATGTGTTTTCGTTCAATACATTCTTGAGTGGGGCAACCAATTTTATTTATTCAGGTGGTAGTCCTGTTAATCTAAATCTTACAGCAAATAACGAATATTGGTTGGGGATTTATGAAACACCAGTATTATCCACAAATGTTAATTATGCGGGTGAAAAGTTATTAACATCGTTGGCGTTTATCTTCGTTGATGAAAACAACCAATTCTATTCAGGTAATTCACAGAATACCGCAAACAATATTATCTATAACCCGAACGGAACACCAATACCACCATCACCATCACCGACCGCATCCATTACTCCATCACCAACCAAAACTCCAACTAATACCCCAAGTATTACACCGAGTATCACAAATAGTCCAACTCCTTCTATTACCTCAAGTCCAACGACAACACCGACCAAAACCCCAACGAATACTCCTACGGCAACCCCTACGATGACTTCTACCCCAACAACTACTCCAAGTATCACCCCGACCAATACAATCACTCCTACGACAAGTATTACACCAACTAATACTCCAACCTCAACTATAACTCCTACGCCATCAGGAAGTCCTGGTGCGAGTGCGACACCTACACCAAGTAATACGGAAACACCGACGCAAACTCCAACCAATACTCCTACCGAAAGTCCAACACAGACCCCGACCTATACTCCAACGAATACACCATCTATAAGCCCGACTAATACACCGACGACTACACCTACGGAAAGTGTTAGTCCAACACCGACTGCGAGTATCACACCGACGATTACTCCAACGGGAACTAATACTCCTACACCGACCAATACTCCTACAGAGAGTTTAACACCGACGCCAACAATAACTCCAACCAATACACAAACTTCAACTAACACTACGACTTCAACACCAACGGAAACTCCAACGAATACACCTACATCAAGTAGTCCTGTGGTTAGTCCAAGTCCAACTGAAACCCCGACACAAACTCCTACGACTACACAAACTCCAACTAA